AGTTCGCCCTGGGACTTCCGCACAACGCCGAGAGCGCTGTCGGCTGACCCACCGGCAACCTTGTTCAGAGCCTTGTCGAGCGCACGCTTGGCGTCGCCAACAGACTTGAACTCATCGGTCTGCCCTGATGGCAACCCGAGACCGAGCTTCTCATCGAGGGCTGCGTACTTCTTGGGCGGCACAATCCAGAATCCGGTGCCAGCCTCGTCGGTTATCTTGACGATGCGGAACTTGCCTGCGCCGGTGTCGACGATGAAGTTCCCGGCAGCGGTCTCGCGCGGTGCGGGAATCTTGCCGCCACCCTTCAACGCATCGACCATCTGGACTGCTTCGGCGTGCTCATCCTCAGTGAACTTGTTCCCGTGGATGAACTCCGACTCACCCGCTTCTGCGTTGAGCTCTCGGCGTCCGACAGCTACATTCTCCGGGTCTGCGTTGATCTCACCACGAATGGCGGCGTCGTCACGGGCAAGGCGCTCCGAGAGTTCGTCGACCTGCGTGTCGAGGTTCTGCGGAATGGGCTCGTCTCCATATATCTCGCCCTGCTTCCGCATCTCTGCACGGACAGCGTCCTCGAGGTCCGAAGGTCCAGACTCGAATCCCGGACCCGGGTCCAGCCCGTCCACATACCCTTCAGGCATCTGGTCCATGAGGCCGTAGAGGTCGTCAAGGTCGTCGATTGCCTCCTGGTCGAACTCACGTTCGATGCTGTCGAGGCGCCCCTTCAGCTCATCCCTGCGGGCTTGGAGCTGCTTGACGATCTCGTTGGTGCGCTCTTGGTTGAGAGACTCATCGTTGATGGCGGACCTGATGGACTTCTCGAGGGCGTCATCGAGGGACTTGAGGTCGTCGGACATCTCGCTGATGATGCGGTTGTAGCGCCCAACGTCGTACACATCCGACTCGATGAGCTCACGAAGCCTGTCCACTGAAGGGGTGATGGCGTCAGCCACATCGTCCGGGAGGCTGTCCATCTCGTCAACGAGGTCACCATAGAACCGCTCTGTGCTGTTCACATGGCTGTCCATCTTCTCTGACCACACGAGAGCTTTGCGATTCCTTGCGGTATTCCATACAGACTTCTGCGTCATCCCACGGAGAGCATCCATCGTCACGCCGTCGATGAGCCCTCTGGCTTCGAGGTCGAGGATGGTGTTCCAGTAGGTTCGCGTGAAGGCGGGGGAGCGAGAGTACCTGTTCGTCTGCTTGCCCATGAATCCATCGAACATGAGGTCGAGCGCCTTCTTGCCGCCCTTTACGTCCGACTCGTCGACTGCTTTCACGAACTGTGGAGCCTTCATCCCACGCTCGCGAGCCTTCTTCAGTGCCTTCGCCATCTGCTTCTGAATCTTGCCGTTGGCGGCACCGGAGAAGTCGATGCCAGCGAACCTGCCGGTCGAGATGGCTTGGAGGAGCATGGGGTCGCCAGCCTCGGTGACCCTGAACTGAACAGTGCGCGCATCGGCAGCGATGTCGTCAGCACCACGCAGGTTCTCTGGTATAAGCACGGTGCGTGCATCGGGGTCAAGGCGTACGAAGCCAGCATCGCTGCCAGCACCCTTGCTCGACAGGTAGTTCATCTTTCGCTGGACCTGGTTCTCGGGCATCCCGCTACGCACAAGAGCTGCCCGGTACTCCTCGAGCGTCCGCGTTTTGATGCGTATGCCCTGGGAGGCTTGCCCTCCAGGCACGTCGCCCTTCGGTTGCCATTCTCTGGCTGCACCCAGCGTTGCCCTGTCCGCACCGTCAGCCTCACGGAGGCGGACACCCATATCGTCGTACCACCAGCCGTCATCCTTGAGCATCTCGTAGCGTCCGCCAGCCTTCGAGTGAATGCGTGCGTTGATCGAGTCGATGTACGCATCGGCACCTTGCCGCTCCGAGAGAGCGCGGTGGCGCATCGACTGTCCGCCGCCCATCAGCTCTTCTCTGAATGTCGCAAGGTCGCCATCGAAGAACGCTTCTTTGACGGCATCCAACCCTCGGGCGTCACCCTCGGCTGAGAGCGTTCTCGCAACAGCCTTCGACACGTTGTCCGTCTGGAGCTGGTTCAGTTCACGGAACCACCAGCCGTCAAAGTCGGCGTCGGTGACTTCCTTCTTTATCCAGTACTGCGCTGGGTATCCACCGGGCGAGTCGAACCACGACCCTCCCCTGCGAGACATCGCATTCTGGAACTCCATCGCGATGGAGAGCGAGTCGCCGTAGAGGTCGGTGTTGAGCAGTTGCTTGCGTGTGGTCAAGCCGAGACTCAAGTTCTTGTTCGAGATCGCCATGACCATCGACTTGATGGGGCTGTTGAACTCGTGGAGTCCTGCCGCTGCAAGGCGCATCTGCTCCTCGCTGACAACTCGAATGGTCCATGCTGGACGCAGGAGAACCATCGGTTTCCATGCTGCCATGAAACCGTCGGCAGCACGCACGGCGATCTTGGACTGGAAGTCCTTGCCGTAGAACAGCGAGCCGATAGTGTCCTTGCCCTGCTCGTGCCTCATGGTGTTGAGCACAGAGTCGGACCTCTTCACAAAGTCCGTCATGCGGCGGATCGTGCGGGGGTCGCCGGGGACAGAGATGAAGTTGCCCGACATCTCCGACAGTGTGTGGGCTAACGGCACAGGTATGGACTCGCCGTTCCCGAGAAGCATCGTGAAGACGCCCGGGTCTTGCGGGTCACCGGCGCGGTCAACGAAGTACCGGCGCATCTCGTCCTGGTTCTTGTATACGGTGGTGACAGCGTCAGCGACCTCCTGGGAGACGCCAGCTGCGTAGAGCTTCTTGCGGTATGCGCCCATCATGGTTTCTACGACATGCAAGCCGCCGCCGATGTCGTTGTCCCCGAGCTCGACCCAGCGCGACAGCGCTTTCTGCGTCTCTGCTGTCGTGAGGTCCAGAGACCGAGCGAGGGTGATGATCTGCTTGCGACCTGTAGCCATGTCAGAAATGTCGATGCGCTCACCGGACATCTGAGAGAACAGTCTCGAGATCGCCCTCTGATTGCGCCCTGCCGAGCGACGTGAGATGCGACCTGTTGCCGCATCGTAGAGGATGGACGAGTCCATTCTGCGCTGCCGGATTCCCGGGCGGAACCCGCCATACTCGGGCATCTTGTCTGCGATGATCTCATCAACGTTGCGCTGAACCATCACGGTCTCAAAGTCTCTGGCTTCACCTCTTGCTGCCGACTCGAGCGAGTCATGCTTACGCAAGTTGAGCTGGATGAAGTCGGACTGCTTGTTCTTGTTGATAACCGTCAAGCCAGACTCGCGCCTGCCCATGGACGCTCTAGCTCTCGTGCGGATGTTTCCGCCGGACCTGCGCCCGCCAGTGAGGGCGGATGTCGTCGAGTACTTCCATGGCTTCCGAACTATCTGTCCACCCACAGCGTCCGAGATGATGCCTGTCACTTCGTCCACGTTGTTCGATGCGGCGACCTGACGGATCAGGTCTTGAGACGCTCCTGAACGCGTTGCCGGGGAAAGAATGGAGTCGATGAGCTGGATGTCGTCCGTGTCGGCAAGGTACTTCATTGTGCCTTGCCCGACCTTGGTTCTGAGGGCAGTGGTGGCGTCCTGAAGGAACACTGTCCGCCGGATACCATTGACGAGACCGCTGGCGTTCTGTAGGTCCGCGATTCCATTCGCAGCCTTGTTCGCAAAGCGGACACCAGCGAACATCGCGTTGTTCGGGTCGAGGAAGATTTGTGCGCCGAAGTCCATCGTGCCGGACATGATGTTGAATGGCGTTGTGCCTGGCTCAACGATCTGCATCATCGCCAAACGACCGGGCGACACTCCCGTCACGCCACCGTTGCGTCCTGTCACTCGTACAGCTTCGGCGCCCTGCCTGAAGAGTTGGGTCACAGGGGTGCCGTACATCCGGGTCGTGATGGCATCCATCGCCTTATCGACCTCCCAGCCCTGCTTTACAAGCTGCTGGACGCGGTAGTCGTCCGGCTCGACGAGGTCCGAGTTGGCGAAGAACCCAGAACCAAGGTTCACCCTCGACTCTGTGGATACCTCGAAGGGGTCAGCGAACGGCAGAAGCAGGTTGCCGTAGTCCGCCATGATGGATGCGACGTTCCCGAACGGGTCACCCAGGAACTGCTCGCCAGCACGCCACCCCGATGACGGCGAAGCTTCTTGCCATGCGGAGCCCCAGGAGAGGTCGCCCTCACTGAAGCCTTCGTCCTGATAGTTAACAACGGCAGTACGCAGTGGGTGAGAGATGCCTTCTTCCCAGATGGTGTCGAAGGCGATCATGCCTGCACGGACGACGCCCGTGGCAAGGCCGTAGGTGCCCTGGGCGAGGTCACCGATATAGGACAGCGGGTTCATGTCGTAATTGCTGTACTCCTCCTCACGAAGCTTTCGCTCCTCGAGGTCGAGGTCAGCCCACTCCTGGGCGCGCGGGTCCATGCCAGAGAGCACACCCGTTAGGGCGACGGAAGCGGAAAGGTTCGGATACATATCCGCAACGGCAGACACGTTCGCAGCAATGGTCGGCGTAGACATCTGCCTGAACATGTCAGCAGCCTTGCCGCGCCCATCGTTCTCCCGTATCGCTGTCCGCTCTGATTCAATATCGGGAAAGCCGATGCTACCCATTCGTTCCCATCCGTCGTAGTAATGCAGCTATGGCTGGCGTCGGGTACATCGAGTACATCGTACGCAACGCAAGCTGCGGGTTCTCTTTCAGAATCTGTGCTGGAGACATCGCCTGCTCTTCGGAGATCGGTCCACCAGGAATCTCTGACGGACGGAACATGTCCTGCGGTGCAGCTACTCCGCCCTGCGGCGACGCTCCTCGAGGAGGACCACCGCCACCCACAGGCGGTTTGGCACCACCGGACGCCATTGGCGCGCCCTTCTGCTGTGCCGTCGCAGCTTTCCTCTGCCCATATGCGCCTCCCGATGCAACCTTGATGGGTTGCTTCTTGCTTCCAGCCCCACCATCCGTACGCCTACCCGAACCGGGGTTCGATACAGCTGCGGGTCTACGAGGTGGCTGATATCCGCCCTTGCCTGCCATGAGTTACTCCTTAAGGCGCTAGCGCTGTGGCGCAGTCGTCTGCTGACCAATCCGATGCGATGCCGTTCTTGTAGCCACGCAACGACCCGCAAACTTCAACGCCAGCGAGCGCTGGGATGATCTGGGGCGACGTTGCGCCGTTGACCACGATGTAAGCGCCGCCGTCAGAGCTGTGCCGGAAGTCGTACCCACCGGGGAACGACGTCGGAGATGCTGTCCACTGGAACGTGACCTGCTCGGGACCAGCGTTCGCATTCGGTACCGATGGAGGGTTGGTCGGACCCTCGGGGGCGAACCCGTACAGTGCCAGGTCAGCGCCACACGAGTCACAGATGAGATCGTTGTCGATGTCGCCAAGCCCTGAGTTGTCTGGTGCCCACCCACATTGTCCGCAGTAGGGTCGTGTATCAGTGATGCTCATTTCATATCTCCTATCGAGTCCTACATTTGTCCGACCATCTGGGCTCCGCCACCTGGCGCTTCCATCTGGCTAAGTATCGTCTGCACTCCCGGGGGCGGCCCTCCAGCTAGTGGGTCACCCTCACCGCCCGGCATTCCCGGCATCCCGGGCTGCCCTTGCCCTGCCATCATCGCCATCTCTTCGGGCGTCGGCTCTGGCTTCTCTGGGGTGAACAACTTCTTGAGAGTCTCGACAGCCGTTGACGGCTTGTCAAGGATGGCAACGAGCGCCATGTCTGCGGTTGCGTCACCCTGGGCAGCGCGCTGACCGAGGGACTGAAGGAGCATCTCTTTGGCTTGGTCCTGGTCGATGCGTTCGTTGATGAGGCTCACGTTGTCGAATCCGTCGAGGTTCTCCTGCATGGTGCGGCGGTCCATGATTCTCGCCTGCACCAACTGGAGTCCTGCCACGATCTTCGAGTTCTCATCGAAGGTCGCCATTGCGCCGTATATCCGCTTCGTGCGGTAGTCCTTGTTGATGTCCTCTGTCGGTATGTACGTCTCTTCATACGGCTCCCCGCCCTCGTACCAGAAGACCCTCTTCTCCTCGTTCGGGTGCATGACCTCTTCCCACTCAAGGCGCTTTCGGTCGATGAGTTCGATGGAGTGCTTGATGGATGTCTGGTACTCACGCACGTTCTCGTTGGCGGATGCGCCGAGCTCACGGATGCCCTGCCCCGTGGCGAACGAGTTGGGCGACTGCCCATCGTCGGCAACGGGATAGCCGGACACGACACGCATCTGGCGCTCGAGGATGTTGATCGCCTGCCACGTTTGCTGGAGCTGGTCGGAGGTCGGCTTCTCGATAGTGGTGCCGCGCTCGAACTGGTTGAACGCAAAGCGCCCACGCTTGTACACGTCCCCGACCATCTCGCCGATGACGTTGGTCTCCTTGAAGGTGGAGTCCTCGACACCGATGAGTCCGAGGATGTTCAGCTTCGCCATCATCGCCATCAGGCCGAAGATGTGGTGGAACTGCCCCTGGAGCTTGTCGAAGGAGAACCGCTTGGTCACGACGAAGGCGGGACCGGAGGAGAGTGGGTTCGGGATGAACGAAAGGAGGAGGTTGTACTCGAGGCACACGACATAGGTTCCCTCGAGGCACATGTACTCGATGACGGTGAGGGTCTCTGGACCTTTGCCTTCCCAGCCAGAGGTGTTCTGTCCGAACGTCGCCGCCGCTCGAGCAGCGGCTTGAGCGTTGATCTCGTCGATGGCGTTTATCTCTGCACGGTGCTGGGGGTAGGACCGCATCAGCGCCCGCTTCGACACCTTGCGGTAGATCGCGAGCTCGCTGGGTTGCTGTGTTGGTCCCCACTGCCCGGGGTACGCATCGTAAGGGTCGCGCAGCTCGGCAACGGGGTAGGTCACGCCACCAAAGTCCCGCTCCTTGATGATGTGGACGGTGAAGCCGTAGCCGGTCAGCCACCTGCCCATCTGGGGATACTGCAACTCCATTGTCGCCATCTCGTCCCAGCCGGTGACGATGCGGGCACGCTTCTCTGCGCCCTTGCGCGCCTTGTTCGTGTCCTTGAGGGGAAGCATGTCGGTCTTGAGCGTCGGCGCCCGACCGATCTTCTGACTGATGCGCTCCATGCCGGAGTGCATTATGTTGGCTGTGGGGAGGTCGACACCGAGGCTCGAGGGTCCGGTGCTCAGGGCTGCCGAATCGAGGACAGCCTTCACACCTTCTGCGCCGCCGTTCATCACGTCACGCAGGCGCGTGCGGTCGTGCATATTGACCATGTTCTTGAGTGTCGCTGCCCGGTCGATGACCTCGTCGACGTCCATCGTCGTGCCGGTGCCCATCAAGTGAAGCCCTGAGCCAGCCATCGGTTTCATGTCAAGCATCGTGCGCCTTTCGTCTCAGTGCCATGTTTGAGCCTACTCCCCTGTTCGCTTTCATGACGGGTACTGTGTTATCCCCCATGGAGCCTCCGAGTAGTCTCCGTACCCCGGGTAAGCGCCAGCTTCGAGTTCCAGAGTTGCTTCATGGTCTCTTTTCGCCTTACTAAGGAAGTAGGGGAACGGGAACCAGCTTGCCATCTTGATGTCGGTCTTCGCCTTCTTTGACTGTACCCCGTCCGTTGTCCAGAGTTCTAGTTGGCGCATCAACATGTTCGTCTTCTTGCGTGACTCGTTCGTTCCGTACGGGAGGTCGATAGCGCCGCTGTGGTACCACGGAGCCATCGAAGAGATGCCTAGTTCGGCATCCTTTTTGTTCGGTCCCGTGTTGTGGTCCTTGATAACGATGTTCGGGTGGATGTCGCCGCAGATGTGGCAGTCACGGGTCCGCAGCTCCCTCTTGATGTTGTCGAACCAGTCGATCTGGGTGGAGTTCGTCTCGAAGTACCAGAGTTCGAGTCCGTAGACGTGGTACCACTCACGGATGATCTTGAGTGCGCCCTGGGAACCCCCGGACTGCATGGTGTCGATGTCGACCATCGAAATCTTCGCCCCTTGGGTGTTGTCGGAGCTGCGGTAGTGCCAAAGGAACGATGCTTGGATGCCGCGCGCTGACGGATCGAGCCCGCCAGCGAGAAAGCCAAGAGGGAGCTCTTCCAAGCCGAGACCGCGCTCACGGTTGAGGGCGTGCTCCTTGATGAGGTCCATGTCGAAGACCTGCCCATCAGCGGGGATGGGGGTGTTGAGGTAGCGCATCGGGTACAGGTGACCGAGACCGAGCGCCTCCATCTCCATCTTCTTCTCCATGAGGTACTTGTAGGACCGCACCTCCGGGAAGAGCATGCAGTCAATATGGATGTCGAGATCGTCAGGGTCCAGCCCGCACTCGAGGTCGTGGGCGGAGTCCACCATCGTCTCCCAGGCGAGCAGTGTGTCCTCAAGCCCGAGCAGGTGGTTCGGGATGTCGTCGGGGTGCTGGCGGGAGCCGATGTATATCTCGCAGGTGTGTTCCTCTTTACGGGTGCCGATCTCGGCGAGCTTGTTGCGGCTGTACGAACGCTGGGACTCTTCACGGCACGAGTCGTAGTCCTCGAGGTCATCGACGATGATGATGTCCATGTCACGGGACAGGAACTTGGAGGTGCGCCCGAGAGCGAGCAGGGAGGACGACTTCTGCCCGACATGGGACTGCTGAACGACCTTGAGTTCCTTGCGCGACCACGGCTTGCCGGACTTCAGGTCGGGCTTGAACAGTTCCCCCGGGGGGAGCACGTCCTTGATGAGCTGGAAGTTGTTCTCGAAGATGTCACGGACAGCGCCGAGCATGAGTTCGGCAACATCACGGCTCGCACAGAACCAGCCGATACGGATGTTGGGGTCCATGATGATGAACCACACGACGAAGCGCACGAGGGTCTCGGACTTGCCGTGCCGTGGTGGGGAGAGGATCAACCGCTTGCCGCCCGTTGCAGCTGCCACGATGATGGACCGTATCCACTTGAGGTGGAAGTCCTTGATTATCGGGCGCCTACCCTCGAGCTTGAAGTGCCTGCGTGAGAACACGGAGTACGCAGCGACGAGCTGGTCGACGAGACCCTCGAACTCAGGGTCGTCGGGGTCCATGCCCCTGACCTCGTTCCAGGTCTCGACGGGGAACAGGGCACGAGTGCGTTTCGAGCGGGACCACTTGGCGCGCTCACCTTCGATTGCCATCTCGGCAAGGATGGCGTGCATGGCTCGGGTCACCGAAGCGGTCGACACACCCATATCTATGGCAATCGCTGTGGCGGTCACCTTTCCGTCGAGAAGCATCTGGCGGGTCAGCCGGTCGTTCTGGAGCCTCTCGTAGACCTGCCCCTGGCGTTCCTGAGAGATGCGGTCGTTCGTGTCGGGCGTCTTGAACAGGCTCTGGGCTTTGACCTCAACCCTGTGCTTGGATTCCTTGCGCGCATCGCTGGCACGCTGTCGACACAGCTTCGAGCAGTACTTGGAGTGAGCGGGCGCCGTGGGGTCGAGCTTTTTCCTGCACCCCTCATGTTGGCACCAGCGGTCACCAACGATGGTCTTCTTGACGTACCTCGCTGACTTCGGGCGGCAGTCGTAGCAGTGCTGGCGAGCATGGCTCCCGGCGCCCTTAGCTACGAAGTCCTTCTCGCACCCTTTGCACACCTTCTCGTAGCGCTGGTTGTTCAGCCCGCCAGCCATGTGCTCGGGGGTGCCGTTCTCGGGGGCGTCACGGTCGACGATCTCCCCGTGATGCTGGTGCGGCGGGTTCAGGTACTTCTTGGAGTGGGCGTCGCAATACTTCGCGTTCCCACTGTAGGCAGTGAACACGGTATCGCAGCCAGGCTTGCGGCAGACCATCTCCCTTTCAAGAGACATGGATCAGGCAGGTCCGCCCTTGGAGCGCTTCGGCGTCACCGCATCGCGCTTGAACGTCTTGTCCGACCGGTACGGGTCGAGCATCTCGACAGTCCTCTTCACTGAAGCGTCGTGGTAGCTCGAGCGGGCGGGGTTCGGGTCTTCCTTCACGGCGGACCCGGGGAGTTGTGTCATATTGTCCACTAGCACTTGCCGCCCTTCATCTTCTGTGCGGCACCGGAGCTCGATGTCCGCTGCCCTTGCTTGTTCAGTGCGGCACTGACACCGGAACTCGATGTCCTCTTGCCGCCTTCGATATTGGCTGCCATGTCATCCTCCTAGGCTGGGTCTACCTGGCTCCGCGCTTGCGGGCGGTCCTGGTGTTGTCACGTCGCTTCGCTCTGGTGGGGGCTGTGGTTGTGCGGGACGAGTACTTGCGCTTCGCTCCAGTCTTGTCGCGCGTCTTCTTGGCGGCAGCGGTCTTCTTGCGCTTCGCCGTCTGTGCCTTCTTGTCCTTCAGGTCCATGTTGGTGCTCTGGCGCGAACTCGAGGTCTTCTTCGCAGCAGCTTTCTTTGCGGCGGCTTTCTTGCGCTTCTCTGCCTGAGCCTTCTTCTCCTTGAGCTCCATGTTCGTGGAGGTGCGCTTCGGCGGCTTCGCCTTTGGTGTGGGCGGCTTGGAGCGGGGCTTGGACTTGCGTGCCGGTGCTGAGGGCTTGGACCGTGGCTTGGTCTTGCGGGTTGTGGACGGCCTGGACCGCGGTGCGGTCGACCTCTGAGCAGCGGTGTTCTCTTTCTGCTTGCGGGACTTCGTCTTCCCCTTCGCAGTGTCACGCTTCCTCTGTGCAGCACGGGAGACCGGCCCCCATA